AAATTTAAGTAACAGGAGGAATTTTATGCGACAAAAAGAGATTCGAGATAAAATTGTTGAAAAGGCTGACGAAATTGCACAGCTTTTATGGAATGGTAAAGATGTTGAGTTGAGAAAATCGAAATACAGCGGTATAAGTGTTGCTGAAATTTCCAAAAAAGTAATTTTACGTTGAAAAATAATAAACCACTTTAAATATATACACTTAACGGTATAGCCGTGATGGTGGCTATGCAACGTGCGAGACGGAGCACTACTTTTTTATGCGAAAGGTAGGTGCTTCGTTTTTTTATGCCAAGTCGAAATTTGTTAAATGCGGTTGAAGAATATGAAAAATACATAAAAAACAAAGGCATAACCGAACAAGTGATTGATGCTTATATAGAAGCAGTTGAAGTCGCAATTTGCGAAGAAAAGGAAATTGAATACGGACTTACGCTTTCGTCAAGAGCAAAGGATATAATTCAAAAGTTTGTTTTAAAAACCGCAGGAGGCACCGTATGGGAATTAGAAAAATATCAACAGAACAATAACATACCAGCTATTGAGATTTTAGACCAATACTATAAAATCTTGAAATTAGAAAGCTATTATAATTTTGAAAGTTTTATTTTGTGTATGGAAAGAAAACGAAAGTATAATCGCAGATTTTATCAGCCGAGGAAAAAAACTTTAAATATTGTAGTGAAAGACTTACAAGATCTTGATGATAACAAAATAAAGTTTTATGGTTTATCTATGCCATCTCGTGTAGGCAAAAGTACTATTTGTATATTTTTTCTTGCGTGGGTAGCAATGAAAAGACCAAACAGCCATAATGCTATGGGCGGTCACTCAGGTATTTTGGCAAAAGGATTTTATAAAGAACTTTTAAATCTAATCAACACGGACGAGTATGCTTTTGCTGAGTTATTTAATTTTTGGCATCCGGGGCATACAATTCTTCGTGATAAATCGGGAGATGAATTTACAATTACGCTTGACGAAGCGGACAGATTTGCAACAATTACTTGCCGTGGTATTGATGGGACGTGGACGGGTGCTGTCGATGTTTCAAAAGATGGATATTTGTATGTAGATGACTTAGTTCGTGATAGAGAACACTCATTAAGTCCGCAACGTATGGAAAATACTTTTCAGGAATACTTAAACAAAATGGTAGACCGAAAAAATGACGGTGCAAGAGAATTAATGGTTGGTACACTGTGGAATGTTTTAGACCCATTGGAACGTATCAGAAAACAATACGATGGAAATGAGTTATACCGTTTTCGAAAAATTCCTGCACTTGACGAAAATGATGAAAGTAATTTTGATTATGAAATAAATGGTTTTTCAACAGAGTATTATCGTAATATGCGTGAAAGACTTGATAATGCAGAATGGATGGCAAAGTTTCAGCAACAACCTTATGTTCGTGAAGGTATCTTGTTTGCAACGGACGAATTAAGATATTTTAACGGAATTTTACCTGATGCGGACCATAGAATTGTGGGAGTTGTTGATGTTGCATTAGGTGGTGGTGATAGCTTATCGATGCCGATTGGAGCTGAATATGAAAATGGAGATGTATACATTTTTGATTGGGTTTTCAACAGAGGTCCTAAAGAAATCACACTTCCGATTGTAGTAGGAAAAATAATTGGAAATGAAATTAGACAAACACGTTTTGAAGCTAATCAGGGTGGAGATTTGTATTGTGCAAAAGTGGATGAAATGTTACAAGAACAAGGATATAAATGCAGTTGTTCTCACAAACGAGCACCAAATAGAATGGAGAAAAAATCTAAAGTAATTGCTTACTCAGGAGATATAAAAAGAAAGTTTGTTTTTTTACAATCAAGATTGCCAACGGAAGAAGAAAAAGCTCAAGATGCTGAAAACGGAATAAAAAGATATTACAGAAGTAAAGAATATCAATCGGCAATGGATGAATTTACAACATTTGTAACTATTGGAGATAATGATTTTGATGATGCTGTGGATGGAATAACTCAGTTAGAGATGTTTATAGAAAATCCAAGTAGTACAGCAACAGTAGAAGTTGTTACAAACCCATTTAGAACAGGAGGCTATGGTTATGGTTACTAAGGAAATTTTAGTACAGTACTTGGACTTGACAAAAGAAGTCAAAGAAGTGCGTGCGAAAATTGAAAAAGTACAAAAACAAATAGCCAGAATTGAACAAGATGGTGCGGTAATTGATACAGTAAGAGGCGGATTTGGTGGAACACAAACCTTTAAAATTGAGGGATTTCCATATTCTGAACTTAGTAACAAAAAAAGCTTACTAAATTCAAGAATATATACACTTGAAAAACTTGAAACACAGCTTATAGAAGATTTAAACAAAGTTGAAGAATTTATTGCAAGTATAAACGATAGTCATATTCGCAGAATTGTAAATTTGCGAGTTGTAGAGGGTATGTCTTGGAATAAAGTCGCTGACAAAATAGGTGGTGGCAATACAGAAGATAGTGTCCGAATGACATTTGAAAGATATATTAAAAGTTGTTCGGTATGTTCGGAAAAAATATGATATACTTATAATAGAAATATTCAACTATTTTAAGTTCATCATAGCCCAAACGAAAACACCGTCATTTCAGGCGGTGTTTTTATTATGCAAAAAAGAAAGGAGTGCTTTATGCGTACATATTTTGGGAAAAACATACGACCGTTTACAGCTATATGTGATTGTAAATTTGGTAGACGTATAATTTATACAAACCAAAGCGAAATTACAGATGAAAATATTGTAGATGAATTGAATAAAGCACTTACAATACACAGACAAAATGCGATTGAGATTGATTATCTTGACAGATATTACAGAGGTGATCAACCTATACTGTATCGTAAAAAGGTTACACGACCTGAAATTAATAATAAATTAGCTTTAAATTTGGCTTATGAGCTTGTGGAACGAAAGACAGCTGATATATGTGCTGAACCTATTCAATATGTGCTTAGAGGCACAAATAATGAGAAATCTGCACAAGTATCAGAACTGAACATTATAATGGATTCCGAGAGCAAGCAAGAATGTGACATAGATATATGTCGTTGGAGAAGTATTTGCGGAACTGCCTACAGATTTGTCGCAAAAAATGAGAGTGAAAATGAGTTGCTTGACGAAAGCGATTTTGAATTGGTTTCTGAAAATCCAATTTATACTTTTGTTGTGTATTATTCGAACAACAAGCCTGCGTTTTCTTGCCAAATACGAGAAAATGAAGAAGGTGCAAAAGTATATTTCTGCTACACAAGTAGTAAGTGGTTTAAAATTGTGGACACAAAAATAGCAGATGACGGAGTAAACGGAAACGGTGCAATTCCTGTTATAGAATATCCAAATAATGCAAGAAGAATTTCGGATATAGAAATAACAATAAGTATTACCGATGCCATTAATACGTTATCATCGGACAGAATAAACGGAATAGAACAGTTTGTATCTTCTTGGATAAAGTTTGTAAACTGCGAAATTGATACAAAGATATTTGCGGAAATGCGACAAGAGGGAGCATTAGTTGTTAAATCAAATAACGGTAGTGAGAATAAAGCTGATGTTGATGTGATGACAAGTGAACTCAACCAAACTGAGGGACAAGTCGTGTTTAATGATTTGTTTGAAAAGTTTTTGAGTATACAAGGACTTGCAAATCGTCAAGGCAATACAGGCGGTGATACTCAGGGAGCAGTAAGTCTTAGAAATGGTCACTATGATGCAGGGCTTAGAACTGCGATTAATGAACCGATTTTAAAGAAATCTGAGCGAATGGCATTAAAGTTAATGCTTAATCGTTTGCGTATCAGCAAAGGATTTACACTTATGCCGAGTGATATTGAAATTCATATCAACCATAATAAAGCGGACAATATGCTTGTCAAGGCAGAAGTGCTTAAAATACTTAATGATGTGGGTATTGAACCTAAAATATCAATTAAAACTGTGGATTTGTTTAGTGACCCTGAGCAAGTGTCTTTAGCGAGTGCTGATGTAATGAAAAAGATACAGCAAATTGACATAATAAAAAATACGGAGGTGCAGATAGATGGCGAAAATAGCGGACAAAATAACGGTAGTTGACGGACAAACCTATTATCCGGGACAAGAAATATGGGATTTAGGAAGTTTTGTTTGCACTGACGTTGATGGTAATAAGAGAAGTTATTCGGGTTTGTCGGCAGATGTTGATAAATTGCCTAAGTATGATGACCTTGGAACTGATAGTTCGGCAAAATGTCTTGATACAGGAGATTTT